GTTCTTTCTCTAAAATTAGCGAAGCCTCAAATACTATATTAAATAGTTTTGCTCAATTAGATAATAATGTAAGAAAAACTTCTGCTGGTTTTGATGAAGACGCCAAGGACCTTGCTGCTCATTCAGAACAAATTAAGGCTCAGTTTGACCCTCTTAGAAAAATGGCAGACGAAACAGAGAAAGCTTCTTATTCAATTAGGAAACTCAAAGAATCTGGCGATATATCGGGTGCGGCACGAGCCTCTTTAGACTTACAGCGTAAATATAATGTTTCAAGCCCCGCTCAACAAATGGCAATGAGGGAAGGAATGGCTCAACAAGGAATGGGTCCAATGAGTAATAGAGATGTCTTTCTTGCAGGTGTAGCCAGCAACTCAAATACCGTTCGGAATAGCGAGTTAGAATTTTACAGAACCCTAGGCGAAGACTTGCCTAGAACATTCTCGGGCAACATGGCTAAAGCTTTAACCGAAGCTGGCGCAGGAATTAAATCATGGGATGACGCCCTCCAAGATGTTGCTCTGGGTTTTCTTGATACGCTGAATCAAGCTATTCAACAAAAACTTTCAAACCAAATCTTAGGCTTGCTTAATACGGGAATCGGATCAATGACAGGAGGATTCACCCCTTTCTCAAAAGGTGGAGTAGTTAGAAGAAGTGATGGAGGAGAAGTTTACGGAGGCAGTGGAACAAAAGATGACGTTCCTGCGATGTTAAACAGCGGGGAATATGTAATTCGCAAATCTGCAGTGAATAAATATGGAAAAGATTTTTTGACATCCATTAACTCAGGCACAGTTAAGCAAAGAAATCAAGGAGGCATGGTTGGGCCCGCAGATCCAAATCGAGAATTAGAAGAGCAAACAGGAGAAGGTGGGTTTTTAATTTCTTCATTTGGTCAGGCGGGTACGATGGAAGCGGGAGCAATTACAGGTAGAGACAATCTTATGAGTTTCGCAACTCAAGCTGGAACTTCTGGAGAAAGAGATGTAATTCAATCAACAGGAGCAGTAGATGATTATGGCCAAGCAATGCCTTCCAGCTCAGGAGGGGGCGTTAATATTCAGTTAGAAGACGAGAGCGCTAAGCTATCGGGGTTAGGCTTAATTAGCGGACCTGTTGCGGATGAAGTAATGACTGCAAAACAGCAAGCTTTAGATGCTGTAGGCGCCTATGATAGAAATGTTGAAGCGTTAAGAAAATATAGAGAGCAACGCAAGAAAGCAATTAAAAATGCCATCAAACAGGCTTTAATAGGAGCAGCAATTAGTTTTGGAATGCAACAATTACAGAGTGCAGTTCAAAGTACGCAATTATCGAAAGCGTCAAATACTGCAGCAATAAAAACCGAAGCAACTAATTTAGCAGCCCAAGCTCAAGGTGCTGGCGCAGATATTTCTGGAATTCCTCCAGACGTAGTGCAAAGTTATTCTTCCCAAGCCGCCTCAAATCTAGGATTTTCAAAAGGTGATTATTATATGAAAAGCGGATCTTTCGATATGGCTAAGGCTAATTCTAGGTTTGCGATGAATGGTGTCAGTAATCCTGGTGCGTACATTGCAATGACTGGAGGTTCTGGAGCAGGTAACACTAGAGGTTCTACCAGTTTCACAAAAAACTTTTTCTCAAGAAGTGGTAATGCAGCTAATGCAGCATTTGCGGGCTCAGGTTTTTCAGTTAATTCATATGGGGCAGTTGGTCAAAGAACTGGTTTCTTTGGAGGAGCTCAACCCTCTAATATTGGCCAATCCATTGGAGGAAGTAATACAGTAGGTAGTATGCTAGGGATGCAAAATACAAGCTGGACTAACGCTGGAGGCACAGCCATGTTAGGTAATGCGGTTGCTCCTAACGCCCCAATGTCAACTGCAACAACAGCGGGATCAACTGGAACCGTAAACTACCAACAACAAAGAGCGTTGAGAAGGGCAGTCGGCGGTAAAATAACAAAACAAAGCGGAGAGTCTGGAGAAAGAGTTCCTGCTTTACTAACAGGCGGAGAATTTGTAATAAATAAAGATGCTGTCAAAAAACACGGCTTGTCTTTCTTTAATAGTATCAATGCTCAACGTTTAAATAGAGGTGGAGTTGTGGGCAAAAATGTATCAATGCCCGCAGGCAGTAACATGGATTCTCAGTCTGAACTTTTACAGCAAATCTTAGATACATTAATAATACAAGGAGAAACCGCAGAATCAACACGCAGCGAAACTCAAACGTTAAAAGAAACGATAGAATCAAAAACAACAAACAATATAACAACTGGAGAAGCAGGCGAAACAGGCACAGATCAATCCACTATATTACAATCTATTTTAGAAGAAATTAAAAATCAAAATACCACTATTTCTCAAGAGATATCAAATAGCGTACAAAATGTAATAGATAAAAGTCAAACATCTCAATCTACTGAAATAAATAATTCTTCAAGCTCTAATTCTAATTCTGTACGTAGTTCATCTAATGTATCCAATGTTTCAAATAATTCTAATTTTGTAGATCAAACCAGTATACAAAATGATTTACTTTCTCAAATATTATTAGCTTTACAATCTCAACCTTCTGGAGGAGGCGGAGGCTTTTCAACCTCTAGCGGAGGATCAGGCGGAGGCGTAGGAGATATAAGCATCAATGTAACTGTAGACTCAAAAGGCGGCTCGCAATCTTCTTATGAAGGCGGAGGATCAAGCGATATGGGAAGTGCTAACGGCGTTAATTCTAGCGTTAATCAAAAAGCCAATGACATCGCAAAACAAATTGAAGAGTCAGTTATTAAAATATTAACAGATCAACAGAGATTAGGTGGCGTATTACCAAATCCAAGTAAAAAATAAATATATTATATATAATAAGTAATGAACGGAGCAAATTTTAATTACGAACAAAAGTTTTTTATAGAAAACTATGAAGTCTCTGGCGTTACAGCAATAGATGGCGGCTATCAAATAAATGAAGAGCCCCTTAATGTTTTAGGCCACGGATATTTTGATAGCTTAGTTACTCAACCTCTTCAAGGTAATTTTTCCATAGAGAGAAGTTTGATTACAAGAGATCCGTTATTAAATTATACTGGTGAATTAGGGTTCAACGGTGGAATTTATTATAATGGAACTAGCTTTGATTTTGTTAGTGGCTATTTACAAGATTACTCTGTTTCTTGTTCTGTAGGAGCCATACCTTCAGTTTCTGCCGACATTGCTGTTTACGGAAATATAGGAGGAAGATCTCGCACATTAGCAAAAAATAAAGTTAAAAATTATAACACAACTTTACATCATACCGAAACTGGGTTAGTTAAGCAATATGTCGAAACTGGGATATTAACTACTGGAGTAGTCAGGGACCAAGATTCAGTAAAGCTAGACGCCATAGAATGGTTAGATTACGGATGGGTTGGTTTATCTGGAGACCATCCTAGGTCGGCCACTCCAATTTTGCACCCCGAGGAAGATGGAGAAATTATTCAAATACCAGATCAAGGATCTATACATATTTCTGGGTTCGGTACAGAAACTAATCGCGTACAAAGTTTTTCTTATACTCTTTCTACTCCAAGAGAGCCTATTTATGTAGTAGGAAAAGATAGGCCTGTTGAAGTGCAAGCTATACCTCCTTACGAGGTTAACGCTGAAATAGTATTACATATTGATGATTATGAAGCTAAAAATGTTTTTGATTACTTAATACAAAACACTAGCCCACATAAAAAAGATCTTTCTATTTTAGTTAAAAACTCTGACAACACATCAGTTATTGGTTCTTACAATGTACCTAATGCACGACTCATAGGTGAAAACATAACCGCATCAGTAAATGAACAATTAGAGATTTCTTTATCATATCAAGGTTATTATAATTTTCTCGATGAATCAATAATTTCTGGAAGCCTCTCAGCAGAGTTAGACGACGTAGAAATTGGTCCCGAGCCCGACAGAGAATGTCGAGAGCCGACCATCCAAGTGTATAGACCTCAAGCTAAATTAGCTACGAGCCAAACTCAGTCCTGCTTTACCTTAAATTGGAAAGGTTTTGTTATAGACCATGAATACGAACTTGATGTTTCTAAAGAAGATCCTTATTTCAATAATAATAATAAAGTTTTAGATAAAATGCGCTTCCAGGGAGACGGTAATCTGCAAATTACATATTCATATGAGTTATGCGCTCTTGAGCCAGGTACTGTTTATTATTATAGAATAAGATCTAAAAATGAATATGGAGAATATTCGCAATGGTCTAACGTTGTTGAGACTATAACTATTCCTGCCAATCCAGAAATTACTAGCTTTTCCAACTGTCAAGATTCTCCTAGTTTTGGGTTTCAGTTGAATTGGACAGCTTCAAAAGGAGCTAATCATTATTTATTAGATTTATCTAACGATCCTAATTTTGCCAGTCTAGTTTTAGATTCGTATCTTGTTACTACAAATAACTATTTAATTCAAGAGTTAGATGCTGGTAAAGTTTTCTATTCTAGAGTAAGGTCTGTTAATAATTCTGGAACAAGTTTCAATTCTGAAATATTTAAAAACCAAACTAGATCACCCCAGCCCACAAATATTAGATTCTCAAATATTTTAGAAACTGAATTCATGTTAAAATGGGATCCGTCAAGGCTGAATAATGGTTATATGGTTTCAGTTTTCAAACATGGGTCTTCTGCCCCACTCATCAGATATGATAGGAAGAAAACTCATTATACCTCAATGGAAATTACTGGTTTAGAACAAGGCGAGACATACTCCGTAGTTTTACATGTAGATAATGATTGCGGAGAAACTTCAGGAACTTCCCCAGAATCAGTAACCCTCATACCAAAACAAGTAACCAATATATCAGCGACTCAATGCGATTTCTATGGATTTACTTTATCCTGGCCTAATATAACTGGAGCTTCTGAATATGAGATACAATATACTAGCGCGGTTGATGCAAATGGTTTCCCAGTATACAGTTTAACGAAAACCTCTTCAATTAATAGTTATGACGTAACAAATTTGCTAGCTGGAAAAAAATATTGGTACAGAGTTAGGGCAATTAATCCTACAGGACAAGGAGACTATTCTTTTGATAAATTTAAAGTAACCATACCTCCTGCTCCACTAATTATCGAATCGCCCTCTACAGAACAGGACTCAATACTTTTAAAATGGAATAATACTGATGGAGCAGAAAGTTATGAAGTTGATGTATCGCTCCAATCAAATAATTTTAACCCCAATTTGACAGGCTATAATTCAAAATCGGTTGAAGAGAATTCTCTAAAGGTGACAGGATTAACGGCTGGGCAAAACTATATCTATAGAATTAGAGCTGTTAACGATTGCGGCGCATCTCAAAATTCAGAAACTGGAGCTGATTGCACGGCACCTGCAACACCAACTAATTTATCAGCTTCCTCAGCAACCCCTAATTCATTCAACGCATCTTGGGGGTCTGTGGGCGGTGGAGTTAAATATATATTCGATCTATCAAAATCAGAAACAATGAGCCCCCTAATAAGTAACTATGCGGGAGTTGAGTTGTCAGCAAATAATATTTCATTAAACAATTTACAAGAAAAAACAGAATATTATTTTAGAGTTAGATCATCTGATGGTGATTGTGGAAAAAGTCCATATAGTAATGTTGCTTCTCAAATTACTCCGTCAAAGTCTTCACTTAAAGGATTAAATCCTCCATCAAATTGCTCTTATTATGGGTTTACTGCATCTTGGGTGAAAGATCCAAATTCTACACAATATGAATTTAATTTATCTGAAGATATTAATTTCTCTTCTTTTGTCGGTTCTTACAATACTAGCTTCCGTACTTCTTCTTTGTCAATTAATATTACCAACTTAGATCCAGGAACAAAATACTATTATAGGATAAAAGCTTTTAATCAATATGGATCAACAGAATATTCTGATCCAGAATTAGCCTTAACTTTTCCTAGCTCCCCAACCTTAACTTCCTCTAATGTCACGGCTAATAGTTTTGATATCACCCTATCCGAACCAGCTTCGGTAATATCATATGAAATAGATATATCAACTAATTCAAACTTTTCAAGCTTTATTTCAGACTTTAGGTCTAAAGAGACAAGCGACACCTCTATTTCTGTTATTGGACTATCTCCCGATACGAGATATTATATTAGAGCCAGAGCTAAAAATTTAGGATGCGGGCTAAGCCAAAACTCTTCCACTATAAATGTATTAACAGAGTCAATGCCATCAACGCCAAGCAAGCCTTCGACATCAAACTGTACATACTATGGCATAACCTTATCCTGGGCAGCTTCTCTAAACGCCGATGAATATAATTTATTACTATCACAGGAGCCTAATTTTTCCTTATTTGAACAAGGCTATAATGAAGATTTTTTAACTGCTTCGATATCTGAAGTAATTGAAAATTTAGATCCAGGTAAAAAATATTTTTATAAAATAAGAGCAAAAAACAACTTCGGGTATTCTTCCTTTTCTTCTTCTGGAGACTTTTTGACTTTTCCTAGTGCTCCAAATTTAAATATAAGATCCGTGGGAGTTGATTCTGTTGATTTATCATGGGCTAGAGTATTATCAGCTAATAATTATATTATATATTATAAAAAAGAAGGGGCTAGCAACTATACCGAGGTTTCCACTAACGATCTATCATACTCAATAAACAACTTAGATTCTAATCAAAAATACTTGATTCACATGAAATCAGAGAACGATGGATGTGGAGCAAGCCAAGCTTCATCAGAACAAAGTTTTACAACCCAATCTTCAGCGAGTTCAGTTTCAGGCCTCACAAAAGTTGATTGCTTTCAGGGAGGGTTCGAGGTTAATTGGTCAGCCTCTCTAGATGCGAGTTATTATAAGGTTAATTTATATGAAGACGGAGAGTTGCAAAGATTTGTAAATGTATATCAAAATTCTACAAAATTCAATAATTTATCGAGCGGAGTCGAATATCAAGTTACGATTCAAGGAGCTAATGAATTTGGGCTTTCTCCAGAGTCTAATGCTTTATCGATAGTCACCAAGCCCGCATCTCCGTCTAATCTTTCGACGTCTTCTTCAGATTCTTCTGTTTCAGCATCGTGGGATGCGTCTAGTTCAGCCAATGAATATATTGTAGAAGTCGCAGGAAATGCAAATTTCAACCCCATTATTTCATCTGAAACGACATCCTTAACATCCAAAACTTTTTCCACTGGAATTGATCAAAATTCGACATACTACATTCGAGTACAAGCATCAAATAACTCCTGCGGAACTGGACCCTTTTCTGCACCTATATCGATCACAACAAACTCTTCTGCTCCAGGCTTGATTTCAGGAATCAACACTTCAAATTGTACACATTCAAACGGGTCATACGGCTTTAATTTGTCCTGGAGCGCAAGCCCTAATGCAACTTCATACGAAGTAAATTTATCGACGAGCTCAAGTTTCGCTTCTTTCGTAGAGAGCTACGATACTTCACACTCTACCACCTCAACTTCAATAGTATTTACAAATTTATCTGCTGGCACTCAATATTATTTCAGAATTAAAGCAAAAAATAAAGATGCTGAATCCCCCTACTCTTCAGTAGATAATATAATTACTATACCAGCTGCTGTACAAAATTTAATATTTACAAGCGCTGGCTGTGACGGATGCGCTGATATTGAGTGGGATAGCTCCAGTGGAGCAACAGGATATAAACTTTACGTTGCGCTAGATAGTAATTATTCCCAAACAATAGCAGAATATGGTTTTAAGAATTTAAGCGGTACTGACGTTGCCCATGAAATATGTAATCTAAATTTAGGTACACAATATTACGCGAAACTCATAGCTTATAATGACTGCGGAGACAGTGAGGCGTCCGAACTACTAATAGAAACTCCCCCAGAAGTTCCTGCCACAAGATTATCTTCACAAATTAAGGCAAATTCTTTTACAGCTAGTTGGTCTTACCCTGCAGGAGTTAGCTATTTTGAATTCTTCTTGTCGGAGACTTCTGATTTTTCAACTATCCTACCAACTTATGACGGTATCGAAACTTTTACTAATAGCATTACGGTTGATGGATTAACGGAAAACGTTTACTACTTTAAAGTAAAAGCTTACAATTCGCTTGATCAAACATGCGGTGAATCTGATGTTCGTACTACTACGCTCGTAGTCAGCGCTCCGACGGCTACGGCTGCAACCAATAATAATATTGATTGTACTGAAACAGGCCATACGTTTTCTAGTACAGCAGCTTCTTTTACCATCAACTGGAACGCTCAAGGATCAGCTACAGGTTATTATGTAGATGTAAGTGAAACTTCCGATTTCACATCTTTTGTAACCGCAGAAAACTCTTCGGGAGTTGAAATATACCTAGAGTCTTATGAAGTTCTAGGGGCGGGATCAAACTCTTTGTCGATTCAAAACCTTTCCTCTGGGACCCTCTATTACTACAGAGTGAGATCTTTCAATGACGAAGGCGAATCATTAGACTCTAACATAATAACGGCCCTCACAAAACCTTTCCGACCAGCTTTTACAACTAGCAATGGAGCTTCAGGCTCAGGCTTAACCCTAAATTTCATTCCTACGTTTTCTCAAAACACATCTAATTCCAGCACAACCGCTCAAGAGTATTCATTGAATATCTATAACGATCAAGCTCTTACTGATTTATTTCTGACTGACCAGTTTACTTCAAACCAAGTTTCTTTAAATAATTTAGCAGCAGGAGGAGTTTATTATGCAGTAGGTATAGCTTCAAACGAATCAGGGGATTCTTGTGAGTCAGCAGTCTTTGAGTTCTCTACAACAAAAGCCCTATTAAAGCAAGATGAGTTTCCAATTTTACAACAAGATGGTAGCGTTATTTTACTTGAAATCAATAATTAAAAAGTGTAATATCTTATATGGCAGAAACTAAAATATCAGACTTAACTCTTTTAAGTGCTAATGAATTAGATGCGACTAATGATGTTTTCCCTATAGTTGATATAAGCGCAGATCAAACCAAGAGTATGAAAATAGCTGAACTAGAGGTTGGCTTATACCAAGGCGGAGATAGAAACCCAAGCTTTAATGACGTATCTGCAGTTGACTTAACTATCACTAATGACATAAGCGCTAACGGAACAGGCGATATTTTCTCAACATTAAACTCAAGTATAGAATCCAACACAAACGCTCTTACTAATTTAGGTAATAGTTTTGTCACTATAAACGATGCTCAAGATATTGCTGCGGTAAAAGTTTTTGATGAAAATGTTGGTTTTAATAACCATATTTCTATAGGTCAAAACGGAGGCGCAGATCTGGAATCTGCATCTATCGGAAACAACAGTCTAGCAGCTCTTGAGGTTCATAATGTAGTAGGGACTACATCTATTTATGCATCTAATGACATTGTCGCATTTTCTGACATTTCCGTTAAGGATAACATCAGGCCAATCCCTCATGCTATTCAGAAAGTTAAAAGGCTTAATGGTCGCCTATATACAAGAACAGACTCTGAAGATCAAGAAAAAATCCATATGGGGTTAATTGCTCAAGAAGTAGAACAAGTGATTCCAGAGGTCGTGAAAGACTTGCCTGAAGGTAAAAAAGCGGTAGCATACCAAAATATTATCGGACTATTAATTGAGGCTGTAAAAGATCAACAAAAACAAATTGAAAATTTAAGCAAGCAAATAAAATGACACTTCCGTCTTCAGGGCCGATTTCTTTCAGCGAAATTATAGGTGAAAGTTCTTATGGTTTTGGGCGGCTATCTGAGCAAGACAAATTTATACAAGAAAAATTGGCAGATGAATATAGAACGGGAGATGTCAATGCTCCTAATTTTGCAGATGAAAAGATTAAATTTTCCGAATTCTATAACTTTGACGGATATGATGACAATAACTTCTTAATCTCTGAGTTTGAAGACGGCTCGCAGCCCCACTCCAGCAGGATAAAAGATACGGGAGCTTTTTTGATTACAGATGACAATGGTAGAATTTTAAGAACTGATGATAAAGTAGGAAATGAAACTATCATAAAACATAAATCAGAAAGTTCTAGCGACGGTGAAGTGTATTTATTTGCTGAATTTTGTAGAAATTTTGGATTCCCGTATGCAAGGGTTTTTTACGAGTTCACAAATAATGGTGACATTGAAAATTTATATTTGCAGGAATCAAGTTGGCCCGCAAACTCAGAAATTATTTTAATTAATAACGGAACGGTAGCAAACCCTTCGAATTATGGGCCCTATACTCAACTATTATGACCAAAATAAATTCCAAATCTTCACCAATTTCCTTAGGGAGAATAAGGGGTGAGGCTGGAGGATTAAACCTCACATCTTCTCTATCTACCAGAGATATATCTAATTTTGCATTTAATTCATCGTTTCCAAGGATAGGTGATGATGGGCAAACATTAAGCGGGTTTTCGCTAGGCGCTGATTTTAAGTTTTCTGAATTTGAATTTATGGATGCTAATCCTGGATATTATCTGATTGCAGACGGAGAAGATGATTACCCTACATTACTTGAGCGCTCTGATGATGGCTGGTTAGAGACAGATGACGGTGATAATTTAGTTAGCGATAATGAAAATGGAAATACGTCTGTTGTAGCAATACATATTATTAATGCGACTACATTAATTAACGTTAATCTAAGGTCAATTTTATTCCAAACTAGAGGATACACTACAGAAGCTGAAGCCATTATATTTATAAATAGAGGAGTAGTATATTCCAAAGATAGTTCTTTGCCCGCCTTACAAACAGGCTCTGGGTGGGAAAATAACTCTTACATTAAAATTATTAATGAAGGCTTGATTTATGGAGCGGGAGGAGATGGTGGAAATGCATTAAATTATAACACAGACATAAATGGCAAAGATGGTGGAGATGCAATTAGCTTGCAATATAATGTTGAAATTGAAAATAATGGCGGAAGTATTTTTGGTGGTGGAGGAGGTGGGTCTGGCTCTCTTTATAGCGGGGGTGGTGGAGGCGCTGGCATATTTGCAGGAAAAGGCGGCCTTGGGAACGCTAATGGAAATGATGGGACCGCTATAAATGGCGGGGCTCCTGGAACGCTTTTTTCTGATGATACATTTGCCCCTATGCCTGGTGGAGATTTAGCTAAAGCAGGGTTTGGGAATGCAGGAAGTGGAGGGGCTGCGGGACACTTATTACGCAAGAATGGCTTTTCAATAAACTCAAATACTTTGAATAATGGAAACTTTACTTCCACTACCTTAAAAGGCACAATAGGATGATACATTTATTCATAAACAAAAACGATCAAATTATTTTTGCATTTCCAGCTGAATCAAAAAAGCCAAGATTAGATGCTATGCAATATATAGATAAAACGCATAATAAAGACGAAATAAAAGTTGTAGTGGTAGATGATTCTGAATATATTAATGTAGAAAATATTATACGAAATAAAAGCGATGATAAAGAAAAACTTTATTATAAAAATGGATCAATTGTAAAAGTGTAATATATACTATATATGGCTAATGTTAAAATAAGAGGTTTACCTACATTTTCAGATGATTTCACAAATGAATCAACTGATTTTTTAGTCATAACTGAATCAGGCGCTGAAACCTCTAACGCCGCACGGACTTCAAAAATATCTATAAATAAATTAAAAAAATATATAGAGATAGAAGATCTAGATGGCGACACCAAATTTAGCGTTCACACTGGAGATAATACTGCTTCGATAACTTGCGACGGACTTACTCCTGCAATTGTAAATAAATCAGGGATTAATATAAATCCATTAAATCTTTCTGCTCCGATAAATTACGGATTAGGAATCTTTACATCTGATGGGATTAAATTCCCCGCAGGATCATCCGCCCAAAGACCAACTCCAACAAATGGCTTAATGAGATACAATACAGAACTTGGTCAATTTGAAGGTTACGTCAATAACGCATGGTCTCCATTTTCTAACTCCACGACAACCGTTAGTGGGCCCGACTTCTCAATTCAATACAAAAGCGGCTCATCATTCACAGGAAGCTCTAATTTAATATATTCAGAAGAACAATTGAGTGGTGCCAGTGGATTTTTTCATGATTTTAGAGTTACTGGAGATTTAGCTATTGGAGGAAATCTTTATGTTACAGGAGAAATGTTTGTAGAATCTGTGACTGATATCTCCACCACAGGCGATATTAGTGGGTATAATCTTAAAGGAACTAGTGGAATTTTTGGCACCACAACAGGACAAATAGGAGGCTTCAGCCAAGAACTCACGATTAGCGGTGTTCCCGTATTAACTGGAATAGAAATAGGAGATTTTGTAAGTACTGGAGAAACTGGCGTTTTCGTCACTACAGGTCAAACGGGAGATTTTGTAACTACTGGAGAAACTGGTGTGTTTGTCACTACGGGTCAAACGGGAGATTTCGCAACCACAGACTTATTAACAGGAATATCCGATGCAGACAATGATACTTATATAACAACAGAAGAAAGTTCAGATTTAGATAGTATATGTTTTTATACATCAGGAAGTAAGAGTGTAGAAATTGACGCCAGTGGAGACCTGCTCTGTTATAATGATGTTGTTGCATACTATAGCGCCTCTGACCAAAGACTTAAGGAAAACATCCAAACAATAGATAGTCCGATAAATAAAATAAAACAAATAAATGGAATATCTTTTGACTGGAAAGAAGAAATGCAGCCAAAATATTCTGGTAAAGATTACGGTGTGCTTGCTCAAGAAGTAGAGCTTGTTTTGCCAGAAGCCGTAAAAGATAAAGAAAATGGCTTTAAAAGTGTAAAATATAATAGTATAATACCATTACTGATAGAGTGTGTAAAAGATCAAGAAAAAAGAATTAAAGAATTAGAAAAGATATGTCAATCGAAAGTATAAAAGTAAGGGATTTAAATACAACATCTTCAATAGGTGAAAATGATTTGTTGTTAGTAGCTAAGGCAGACGGGACTACTCAGAATGTAAAAATTTCAGACTTGCTCACATATGTATCATCGAACTCATCAAACTCATCAAACTCAGCAGGCTGGAGCAGCGGATGGGTTAACTATGCTGGTCTTACTTTTGTAGCTAATAACGCCACCCTATCTTTTACCCATAACTTAGGCACTGACGATCTTATATTTTCGTTGTTCGCCAGAGATACAGATGGCGGTGGAAACTCTGTAAGAGTAGATTTACAACCGACTAATCCCCCCACTTCCTTGGGGGCGCAATTTTGGGGCGCACAAATACAAGGCATAGAAGCGAATACAGTTACGGTTCAACTTCCTTCGTATGGTGTTATAAAACTTGAGGCTAACGGGAATTGGGGTTGGAAAAATTGGAATACTCAACAAATAAAGGTGGTAGCCAAGGTAATTTAGTGTAATATAGAATATGAGTAACCAAAGAAGTTTCTATAGATATACAGAAACACCGCTTTATATAGGAGCGGTTGGCACGAGCTATCACTCTAGAGCTAACGCTGCAGACTATCCAGACTATCCAGTTAATGCAAGCGCAAACGATTATATTTATTCAACAAGCGCTGGCCTACAAGTATCAGCCTCAGTTCCTCCAATGAGGACTTTAGGACAATCTCAACTGCATAGATATTTCCCTGACGCTCCACTCACTGCGAGCTTAAATACAGATTTTTATTTAAACGGTAATAGCGATCAAATTATAAGTAAAACTGGGGAAGCGGATGAGTTGTACGGAAGGTTGGCGGGTTTTAATTTTGGGCAAACATATCTTAATTCTTTTAATTTAACATTAGAGCCTTATAAACCAGCAAGTATAAGCGCTGATTTCTCTATTTATAAAATGACATCAGACAGAGATGGCAGCTCAACAGCTAGCGTGAATGATGATTACAGAAATATAGGCACAACTAATCCAGATGAGTTAGAGGGGGGTACATTTACCCCTGCAGTTCCTCCTGCTGAACCAGATATAAGCATAACTCCACTAAACACTCAGAATCACGTTACGACTGAATTAAATGGTTATAATCGAGCAACCATTGGAATTGAGCACCCAGTGTCTATTAGCTGGACAGAATCGTATGAGAGAATACCTATTTATGTAGTAGGCAAAAAACATCCCGTAGAAGTTAATCTCGGTAACATAAATAGAGAGGTTACTGTTCAAGGCGAAGATATTGGAAAGGTTATTGACTTTAAGGGTCATGATAAAAGAAATGCCACAATTAGCATTTTATTAAAAGCAATTGGTGCAGAGAATCAACCTGGGCAAGAAATTAATCGAGTATTAACAATTGCTGGTCAAATAGATACCCAAGAAATATCCATTAGCCAGAATGGCTTTATGGAAGGTACTGTGACAATCAAAGAATCTGTTCGTTAATAACCTAAATCAGCCCCAAGCGCGTCTTCAATAAAAGTAGCCTTGATAGAGTTATTGTCTATATATCTTTTAGAAAAACTCCAAGCATTGCATAGAAAGTATCTATCTGCGACATCATAAATTTCTGGTACAGAATCCCATTTAAAGCGGACATAACCTTTTCTATTTTCGAGAAAATGTAAAATTGCATAAGCTTCTCTATCGTCTCTGTTATTAAACTGAACATCGAATACTAGCGGGTTTGTATTTCTTCCGTCAGATAGAACCTCGACTTTTTCTCCATCATAAACCTTACTTAGTATTCTTGATTGTTGAGAAATTGTAGAGGCGTAACTAGGTTCCCAAAAAAAGTTTTTAGTCCAATGTCTTTCATCGGTACTACCTGGAATTCTGTGATCATCTACCCATGTACCACTGCCAGTATCTAAACTTGATCCGTCTAGCCAAGAATTGAAAGCGCTCTGTAGCGGCCTTGCAAAATGACTTTTCTTGCAATAATAATATTTATCAAAAGTCTGCGCTTCATAATCAGGCTTAAATACTACTATATCCTTAGGGTAGGCCCACTGCGAAAGATAGTTTAGCCCATTGATTACGTATATCGAGGTAGCGTAAAGAGTGTCATCAGGCGTATGATACCCAAAAGGTTGCGTCCAAGGAACAACTCTGATTTCAAAAGGCTTAGAGTTATTATCAGTTGAGCTAGGAGGATCATAATAACCAGGATGTATTGATCTGACATCGTTGGTACTATCAGGCATCCCATAAGTGTCTAAAGCAGCTCTTTCTATAAGCCCCATTGTATACCAGGGAAGACTTAAAATACCATCAGTAAAATCATTATTCAAAACCTTTAACATCTCTTCTCTAGTGAATATACTTCTCAAGTATTCCTTATAACCTATTTTACAATAGTCAGAATAATTCTTATAATGTTGTGCGCCATTTGATGGTAAAAAGTTCGACTCGTCATCAGAATTAATTGATAAATACATGGTATGCGATTCTGTAGCTCGAGGTGCATTCAATAGCGTTTCTGAAGATCCAGGAATGGCGGACTCTATATTTAAAGAACTTTGCTTGTTTGTTTTTAAATTAATAGATATATTATTTAAATTCTCTTTATTAAAAGTATGAGAGAATCCTACGCATCTAAATATATTTCTTTTGCAAAATGGGTCTGGAGGAACAAAGGGAAAATCAAGGCCCTTAGAAGTCTCTAAAAAATCTATAATTTGCCTAGCTTCACTATCGTGCAAATTACTATAATTTAAAGATAGAGAAAACGTTATATTATTTACACCTTTAGGCGAAATTGCATAAAAACCATCTCCGTAACTAAACATTCGGATAGCTCCTTCATACGAAGCAGAATAACCGTAATCAGGAGCTAAGTATTGACCGTTTCTTTGTGGCCAAGTAGTTGTAAGGCCTTGTAAGCTAGTGTTGTATGTTCTGTCCACATTCTAAATTACACTTATTGGCTTGATGGAGCGTCGTTTCCTGCAACTTGTATTGGCTTGCTTTCAAAAGAAAGGTATGCAGAAACCAATTCTTTTAGTTCTTGATCATAACCGCTAGCTAAAGATCTGTATGCGCCCGCTGCAGTGTTCTTATTGGGTCTTACGATCATCGAGCCATCGGAGTCACGTATTTGTATAAAGTCGCTTGATTTAGTGGCTCCCTGCAGAGTTTTTCGAGACATTGATGAGTTGAAGTTTTTTAGGTACATCGCTCGATATATAGCTTTTTCTTCATTTTTGAAGTCAGCTTCAGGCTCAATAACACCATTGACAACATCAAAGGATGTATGTATCATAGTATTAAGATTGCCTATATGAGAGTCTAACCATCCAGAAATAGAAGATACTGTAGCAACTTCTGTGTCTGAATCAAATTCATGATCAAATATTTCCTGAGCTAAATCTCCTATATTACTCAATTTACATTCCCTCTCTTAATATTTTAGATACTTCCTTAAAGTCAGGGCTGTTTGTGTTAAGCCCAACCTGCCTAGAATCAGCTCCTCCGATAATTGTTCTAGATTTATTTCTGTGCTCAAACTCCTTCATTAATCTCTTTTTTAAATTAGTGCGATTAGCTGAAGGCATTACGCCGACTCTTACTGCTAATGACTGCATATCTACAAGAGTCATTTCTGACAAGTTTTCTTGGAATACGCTTGCATTTGCTGTTTTGAATGGATTAACTTCTTTTACTCCAAGAATGTCTTCAAGCTCTTTAGTTTTCTGAATGTATTCTTTACCTGTAGTTTGTTCCATAGATTGTAATTCTTCGATCAAATTTTTCTTAGGCTTCTTAGAAGCTTTTGACTGAGCTTTTGGCGAACTCTTCTTTGTGTTTGTTTTTTTCATACCTTTTACCTTTCCTTTTTATTATACAATGAATATACACTTTTTTCAAGTTTAATAGAAAACAAAAAAGCTCGCCGTAGCGAGCTTCTTTGGTTAAGGGTTAAGTTTTGGGGAATTAAATTCCAGTAAGGCCTGAAGCGACCAATCCGTAAAGAGCACGATCATCAAGGATGACGCGTCCTTCTTCAAGGGATCCATAGTATCCGATTTTTTGCTGACGAACACTGTACTGATCATCTGCGACAAGGCTCATTTCAGCGCCACTCTCAGAGTCGCGAGAAAGAACTCTCATGAGAGAGTCACGGCTACGATCAAGACCAAGAATAATTTCTTCGCCACTGCTTAAAGCTGAACCAGAAATTGTGCTATAGATCTTGTTGTACTTTTGACCATCACCAAGCTCATTGATTTCCATAATGGAAACGCCATAGAACTCAGGAATTCCAGCATTGTTATAAATGCTTTCACGCATATCGTCAGTAGCAGCAATCGGAGGATTACCTGCAACAGCATCAGTTCCAGCTGCATTTTTTGTGTTCACTGGGTTGTAGGCCAAGGAGCGAAGCTCTTGTACTACTTCTGGTGAACAAATAAGGTCTGTAACTCCACTTCTGCGATCAGTTGGGGTTCCGCCACTGTAAGAAGTGTTGATTCTTTTAGCAAGAGTCATAAGGCGATTAAAATCGTCAAGCATAACTCTTTTGTCTACAGAGCAGTCAATAACGTGTTTTTGACCATTGGTTTCGGCTTTTTTCAAAGCTCCCATGATCAAGTTAGCCGAAGTACGCTCTTGCTTAAGCAAAAGCTCTTGAGCAACGCGAGTAAAGGTTTTACCAACTACATCAAGACGAGATTTTGCTGCATATTTCTTGTCGAAAGATACTGCGCTATCAAGATTGTAAGTAGTTACCTTCATTTCGCTGAAGCTAGGTTGTACTTGACTGGTTGGAAGACCACCTGGTACAGACTGGCTGTAAACCTGGATGTAATCTTCATCCTCTACGTCATAGTAAAGATCCAATGGAATACTTGGATTATCATCTGCATCGAAAGATAAAGTTTGAAACAAGTTACTCAAAGTAGGAGCATTGTTAATTACTTCTGCCAACACTGGAGCCAAGAAAGCTGCTAGAGCTGCTTGAGCCTCATATGCGGTTTCGCGATTTTTCGAAGCCATTGCTTTTACGAGTTCAACTTGCTCTTCTGTTCTTTTTAATGTAATATTCATTTTCGTAATTTCTCCTTTAGTTTAGCAATCAATTGCACAAATTGCGTAATTTCCGCTAAGAGAACCAAGAGGTTCTGAGCGAGATCCAGTAGCGAGAACGGTTCCTACACCACTAACGTCTGCAGCAGCCTGTCCAGAAACTTGTCCGTCACTAGTAACGACAAGCGTATTTCCGATAGCGGCATCTGTACCCCAGTCAGCAACATCAAATGCAGATTCGTGAAGAGTAAAGATACCCTTACGAGCTACAGGTACTGCTTGACCAGGAAGCACTGCGTGATTTTCTAAAGCTTTTTGAGGATAATAGAGAAGCTTCTCTCCATTCTCGTCAGCTTTAGCGACTTGGTTAAGAGTGATCCCTAATGCTTTAGAGGATCCGTCTGCGAGTTCGACCTTATGCGGAACAGTTGGATATTGGTTGGCACCTATATGGGGGTAATCAGTCTTGCCCAAGTAGGAATCAGCTCCATATTCAATTGGATCGTTATTAAGGTCTCCGACTTCAACTTGAACGAAAACTCCGCCATGCACTTTTGCAGTGCCTAGGGCATCATCGAGATTATCAACTTCTTGACCGCTTTTGGCAGCAAAAAGATTAATAACATCGTTTTCGTCGTACTGTCTGAATGGTAATATTCTTAGTCCCATTTTGATTTCCTTTAATTAATAAATTTTAGTATTTTACAACAACGTTGTCTTTGAAAGCTTTTTGGAATCTCTCAGTAAGAGTTTCTGGCTCTTCAGACAATGTTTCGCTTGAATTTGAAATTTCTACATTAGAAGCTTCGGCGTTATCAAGAACTTCTTCAGGTGTTACTTCTTCAGTTGATTCAACTTCTGACGCTTCACTAGTTTGAACTTCTTTTAATTTAGCTTCAACAGCTTCGTTTAATTTTTCTTGAAAAGCTTTCGCTTGCTCTTCAATGAAAGCTTTATTTTTGTGCTGCCACACTTTTTCGAACTTAGCCTTATAATCAGCAAATGATTCAGCAGATACGTCAAGTTCGTTCAACTCTGAAGCAACAATCTTTTTGTCTTCGTCTTCTAGATCGTACTCAGAATCAAGGGCACCCATTCTTTCATTGAAGGTAGCTTTGATAAGCTCTTGAGTCTTCTCAGCTTCTAAAGATTCAACTGCAGACTGAGCTTCTTTAAGCTCGGTTTGAAGTTTTTCTACAGAAGCCTTGAGCTCTTCTTGCTGCTTCAATAATTCTGCCTCCGCATTTTTTGCTGCTTCGACGTTTGACAAATACTCTTCATCTTTTTGCTTGATAGCTTGAGTGAATGTTTCTGTCATAGAAGCGACTGCTTCCTTGTCGAACTTGTGCTCGGCTAATGCAGATTTGAATTCTTGAATTAATTCTTGTGATTCCATAATGTTAAATTTTGTGTTATCTTGTAAGATTACCCCTTTTTTATTATTCTGGGAAATTTTTTTATATTCTTTTTGTAAAAAAGGGTTTAAAAAGGTCTTATTAATTTCTATTTTTTCCGTTTTTGGATACGATGCCAAGCTATTTTGTTCTTCCTTGTCATCATCGTTATAATGAATGACGCCTTTAACATCGGCGGCTGGTTTAGCGGTAAAACCAATTCCTAAAGGATAAACATCTCCGATTACCAACCTGCTTACTTTTACTCCGTCTTCAGTTTTACCTACTCCTCCTTGAGTAATCAAGTATTGTGAAAATTCTTTAATTTGGTTTTCATCCGTAATAAGTTCAGCTTCCTTAAGGTCATCACTGCCTAATGCAATATAATACTTATTAAAACCAAGCTCCCAGCTAGCAGAAACTACTTGATAGTTATCCGAGTCTTCGTCTCCGCTATCTTCTACCAACTGAGCGAATGAAGGATTAGCTATTTTATACACTACTGCCGCTAAAGCTATATTAAATGCCTCGTTTGTTCCAGCGACTTCCTTCTCATCAAGCAAGTTACCAGACTGAGAATTGTATTCAGATAATCCAGCATTTACAATATGGCCTACTATATTCTCTCTATTGTGCTCGAGGTTCGCAGGTTTGTGTATAAAATAATCTTTAATGGCTACAGCTGTCGCTGTTTCAATTCCATCACCATTATTATTAAATTTGTTTGCAACCGCAGCATTAAAAGCAACACCCAGCAAGTCTAGATTTCTTTCAAGATTTACATTTTCAGGGATGAGGGGTAAAAGAGGTTTTAGCGAAGCAGTTGAGATACCTTCTTCAGACTCAATTTCAAGCGAAGCTAGCGAGCTCTGCGAAAAAGTTGTTTTATATTTAAAAGGAGCTTTCATACAAAGCATTACACAGATTTTTTGCTTTTATTTTTTTTACTATGATATAGTAGTGCAGCTGGGTATTCTTCTATTTGATGCTCTAAGCATATTTTATCTACGCCTTCTAAAGTATTTAAATCCATAATCTTTTCAGAATCTTTGACAACGCTTTCAAAGTTTTTATTCCAATTTTCTTGCTCAGAAGATACTACTATTTTAGAACATAATTCACTTATAAGTTTTTGATGCCCTTTATTTAATCTTTTTATTTTTTTATGAGTTTTTAATATTTTCTTAGCTTCTTCTGTGAATTGCTCAGTTGCATATACTACATTTTGTATATCTGTTCTGCCATACGTTTCTTTAGCGGCAGCTTCTTTCGGAATTCCTGACGTGCCAGTTGGTCTACCAGCAGACTTAGGTGTCTGAGTTGAAGTTTCTCCTTCAATCATAGGTACTCCACCTACTAAAGGATTGTAGTACCCCATTTCTCTCTCTTCTACAAATTTTTCTTGAGCAGGCGAAATCTCTTTTGATTCTGGGAATACTCCAGTTTTCATAACGTCTACACCTTGCTGCGGAGTCAGTATTCCTATCTCCATTAATCTTGTAGTTACTCTTTGAAGTTGTGTTTCATCCTTAACATTCACTTCTTCAAATTTTGCTTGGGGTATAGATTTCATTCCTAAGTTTTTGCAAATCTGATTAATTTCTGGCTGAAGAAATTGCTTTAAAAATGCATTCCTCGACTCTTTTAACCTTTCTAGGAATATTTCAGCCTTAACTGCAGTATTTGAGAATTTTTCTTGGCCAACAATTATATTCTGCAAGCCTTCCTTGATATCTTGATTGACAATCTCATATTTTTCAGCACCTAAAACCTTATTAATTTCTGGTATAACAAATTGTGCTTTAGTTGTATAGTCACTGACTAAAACCCTGCCAACACTTTCATTTTGAAAAAGCTTTTGCATAGCCACCATGTTAGTTGGATTGACTCCTCCTTTGTCTGGCTCAGCCCCCATTGTGATTAAGAGTATCACATTTTCGATTGTTCTAGTAATAGCTTGATCAATTTTTTTAAGCTCTAGCTTAAAGTTAATGTCGTCTAAAACAGAAAATCCAAATGGAATAGCAAATGGCTCATAATCTTGTTTTTTATAAAAGCAGTATCTAAGATATTTAGGATCAAGAGGGACTTTCACACCATCCCTCAAGTAAGCATTGTCCTTAACTTTCTTCTTAGCCTCAGGAGACAAGGATTCAAATATTTGCTTATCTAAATCGTTCTTTGGGCTTTTTAGCCTTTCTATCTCATACTCGCTTAATATCTTTTCATACAAAGAGTCAGAAAATGAAGAGCTATGCCTTCTTACGATGTCATATGGATTTAGGATGATATACCTTAATGGAATTTTACCTTTGAGTCCAAGAATCTCTGTTCTGTAAGATCTTCTCAAATCATTTAAATCAATTTTACCTTCTAAGGTATATAGGAAAACATTTCCTGATCGATAATACTCTCTAAAAAATTGATCTTTTAAAAACCATAAGTTAATTTTGTCAAACCATTTTTGTATAAAATTTCTAGCAACTTCACTACCGCCCTCTAGCATAATTTCTGCATTAGCAAATTCAGACATAATATCAATTGCGTTTCTAAATATAGAAATATTACAGTAAGCTTTTTGGCACAATTCAATAGCTTCTCTGATATGTATCCCTTCTGCGCTGAAATGGTATGGAAGCAGCCCCTTATGAATGTTTTCGTATTTAGAAGCCTTTGTGCCTAAAGCCGCTCGATTCTTTCTTGTTTGGGTATCGACTTTACCACCTCTACTGTATTCACTCGCTATCGATTGGTAAAATCCTTCTCCAGATAACTCTGGAGACCATTGAGCAGAATTTGATATCATTATATTGTCCAAAGGTTGACTTTGGTCAAACTTTTTCCAGTATTCAGATTTCTTAGTATATTTTCTTTTAGCCATTTGTCGAGAATTACACCTATATATTATAATAAGTAAAAAAAGTTACTTTTAAAGTTACTTTTAACTTTTATTTTATAAACATTGGCGTAAAGTCTACGTACTTTGGAGTCAAATCGACATTCATAAATTCATAGTACAATGAAGTCATCCAGTTGCCTAGAACTAATGCAGAGTAAGAGTCTTTTCTAGTTTTTTCGGGGCCCGTTTGTCTTTTTAAATTGTCAGGCAAGTCAAATGTCTGAGTTCCTTGGGGAGAAGTTTTTATTTGAATCAGAGCACACTCAGACTTGGTTAGGTTCATTAGATCGTATTGATGCTCAATGAGGTCAATCATTTTAGATTGGGGAGACTGATTCTTTTCTTCATTTTTTAAAAATTTTAATTTCGTGATTGGTATTTTCTTTCTGCGTTGCATAGCATAATCTTCGTCAATAGCTCTTGACGCAAACCATAATCTTTTATGATCGAAATTCGCCTGAAGAGATTCGTTCGCTCTTCTTATCCAGTCAGAACTAGGTTTTCTTAGGAAACAAATTCTTTTGTCCTGTTGGTTATATTGTTGCCTAACTCCTTTAAGGACATTCTGATAATCATTTAAGTCATCAAAATTAACATCTATTTGTTTAAAGTTAATATTATCTTTTTTAAACATAGAGCTTTCATTAACAGCATTAATAAATTGAACGCCTCCCATATAGTCAGCTACAATACTAACAATATTAAATTTCTCTATAAGATATTTAAAATAGAACATATGATCTTGTAAACGAGTTCCAGACATTGCATAACTATGGACTACGGTCGCATTTCGCTTTTCATCATTTAATTTTAATATATGCATAGCAAAATCATCAGAGCTTTCACTTTCTGCCCAGCTAGGGTCAATAGCTAAAATATATTTTGCATCAGGTTCGCCCGCTATTTCCACACACTGCCCTTCTCCATCCTTTATTGTGCATTCCGCCATTCTAGAAGTCTTAAAATATCCACTGCTATCATCTGTAAATATAGCATTAAACTCTCTATCAAACTGAGATTGACTCATTGTAGCTTTAGATTGATTAATCAAATTAACATCATACAATTGCTTAGGAGCGCAATCATAACTAAAGTGCATAATAGATCTCCTAGCATTAGAGCCATCTTTATGGTCAACATGATTTAATATCAAATCTTCGAAATTAGAATATAATTTATACAAATATTCAAATTTATAACTAGCGGATGATAACATTATTAATTTATTGTTAGGCCATCTATATCTTTGATCTTCAGTCATTTCGCCTTTTTTTATCAAGTTTGTTTCAAGGTTAAATAACTCCTCTCTTTGGGTAGGATTTTCAACAACAGACAAGAATGGCACGATAACTTCATTGTATACTCTTTCAGGCATTAACAACATCTCATCAATAATGATTCTATGAAATCTAAAACCACGAAGCTTGGAACCATCGCCTAATGGCAGAGCTCTGATTCTACTTCTACCTATTTCCATCAACCATTCATCATTACTCTTGCTTTTTTTAGTAATGCAGCCTGCAAGCATTTTTGCCTGAGGCTTATTTGCAATATCTTCAATTTTTTTAAATATTTGCTTTGACTGCCTGAATGAAGCAGCTAATATCCCTATCTCTACGCCCTGATTAAGTATAGCGTCCAGGAAGGCGTAAATTCCTGTAGTAAAAGATTTTGACATACCCCGACTCCAAATACCTAGGAAGTAGTCAGTTTCAAACATGCCCTTAATCGCCATGTGTTGAAATGGAAATAAATCTACTCCTGACAATAAACTAGTTGTGAAAGTTATATTTTCTCTTAAAAATTGATATAACAATATTTTAGCTTCTTCTTCTTCTAAAAAACCTTTATCTAAAAGTAATTTATTTATATCCTCCTTAAAAGGATTGTTTGGTTGATTTCCTGGTTCCCAGCTCATTTTTGTTTGTCTAAATAATATTGAATGTCCGTGCTCCATAAAGCATCCCCAAGAACTAATAATTTTGGAATAATTTCTACAGATTTTTCTCGATTTCCCGTGAAGATAAATTGGCAGCATCCCGCGTATTCATGAGATAAAACTCTCATATTGTGCCATATGTAATTTAAGTTAGATCGATGTTTGGAGAAATTGTTTCTCTTTTTTATTTTTTCTATATCGCTTTCAGTAACCACATATAAATAGCACCCCATGTTTCTGCACCTATCTAATTCTTTTTTAAATCGTTCAAAGCCTGTAGACATTGTTGATTTAAAATCTTGCTCTCCTTTTCGGTCAACATAAGTATATGAGTAATAATCGCCAGATGAAGTATAATCTCCAAAATCTAATTTCATTGTTTTAGAGTTGGGAAATGATAATGGCTGTTGTTCTCGAGTATCTATAAATATTGGCGTATCTTTGTATTTATCAGCGTAAAACTCTTTACATATTCTTTTGGTAAATATTGGCTCAACTCCTGTAAGCCTAGAAGCCTCTGTATATGACCCAAAAAGCATTTTATAGCTATCTATAGGTGGTAAGTCATATATCTGCAACTCTATATGGCTAGGGGCCTTTAAGAGGTTTTTCTCATCTATTCTATTTTTGAGCTCGCTAACTGCATAATGTTTAGCGAGTTTATTATCTTTGTTTTTTATAAGCCATTGCACCATTTGCCATCTGGTTGAAAATCTTTTGCGAAAATAATCTTTTTTGTTTTTAAAAGGTAACGGCTCACCATTATACCAATTCTTCATTGGATAATAAGTCGTATAGTATTCGCTCAATAAAATGTTGTGAGACTTAATATGTATATGAAGTGCTCTTTCAGACTTAAAGGATTTTTTACAAACCTTGCATATATGTTCTACATTCTGATCCATAATATTAACGCATATTTTGTCCAGCTATCTGTAGGTTTAGACTCATGTAGCATGTCATAATTGGGCTGATTATTTTTTAAATTTTTCCACATCAACATTTTGCCCGCCTCAGGCTTAAAAGACATCTTGAATTTAGGAAATCTAGTTTCTCCACCTTTTTTTCCACTGTTGAGGTAAAATAGTATACTATACCATCTTTGCTTTCCAAACTGACTTGGTAACATAGCATATGGGTTTTCAAAAAAATCATAATGTTCTTCATAGTACATTGATGGCTCATATTTAATGAATTGCGCTTCTTCTTGAAATAAAATGTTAGTTTTTGTAATTTGACTACAATATTTTTTAATTTCTGAAACTACAGGGTGCGATGATATTGCGACAGTATTTAGATTATTTCTTTGACCATCGTTAACTCCAGCGACAGTTGCAGATTTACATTGCTCAGAAAATGAATTAATTAATAAATTACATGCTTCTTTTGTGAGGACTGACTCAGCTGTAAATATCTCATCATAGATATTCAGGAGCCTTTGGGGTTGGATATACTTATACTGCATCGTCTTTAGATAATCCTAATATTCTTGCTTTCCAGGAGTCCATAGATTCCATGCGATCTGCTTCCTCTTTCACTAACTTTTTTTGCATTTCAGCCATTCTTACCATC